ATAGCCATGGGCAGGGCCCTGGCGGCGTTTGCTGGGCTGATGGCGTTATCCATCATAATGCGATAAATGGCGCCATCAACGGTGCCAGTAACGGAAAGTTGCGGCCATACGATGCGCCTTTCTGTCAAGCATTCTGCGCCACGCCCGGAAACAAGAATATAATTTCCTTCTTCGGCATCGGTTTTGATTTCCACATGCTCAATAATCATCACTTCCGGTTGATCTTCCCGGGTGATATAGCAATCATCGGCCAGCAGGGCCAGCATTTCCGCCGTGGCGGGCATGTACAGTTCAAAATCGCTCGGTTTTTGATAACGCCGCGTCCATATTGCGGATGTGGGATTTTCCACGATGCCCACCCATGTGCCGGTTTGATCGTGAATATTAAAATCCATGTTACACCCCCACAAAAAGGTTATTGTGCCGCAGCGTGACGGCCATTGCTTCCGCCCCTTCTTCGGCGGCAAAGGAGATATAATTATCCCCGGGCTGCAATTTGAGCCAAACACTACCAGCACGCTTGCGGTGGAATGCATTTGCCACCTGGCCCGCGGTATCGGCAATGGTGATTCTCTTTTCGCCGTCGTTGGTGTTGATGGTCAAAGTATGCCCGGCCTCCAGCGTTCCAGAAATGCGCATGGCGTCGTTGGTAATGGTGTTATAGATAACGGGCCCGGTAACTTTGGCGCGGGCATATACTGTGATGATAAAGCCCGTGGGTGTATCTCCAGCATTTTGCAAGATGGCGTATTCGTGCCCGGAATAGCCGGAAAATTCCATGCCAGCGGAAGGGATGGAGAAGGGGAATTCAAACAGGGAAAGCACCCCGGAGATATCCTTCGCGATTTCTTCCGCGCCGATCAAATAGGGCTGCGGGCAAATGATGGAGATTTGCACCCGCTGCACCGGGTCGAATTGGTAAGGCTCGCACGTTTCCACAATGCCTTCCGTGTACACATCCCGGGCGCCGTTTTTGTAGTACAGTTTTACGGCGCTTTTCGGCGCAAAAAAACCATACAGCCGGATGCGGTTTGCTTCCACGTTGCCGGTTATGTAAACAGTAAGCACCACATTGCGCCTACCCACGCGGGCGCTGTTGTATTTTTCGCCGTCCACCATGCCAAGGCTGGATGTGACTACATCCGCGCCCACCGGCCCAAGGCCGGTATAGGTCACTTTATAAGCGCTCCCATACTCGGTCAGGGTCAGGCGTTGCCCGTCCGGGCGTTCTGCTGTCAAAGTAAACATTTAAGCACCCCCAGCCAATGCCAAGGCATTGTGTGTTTGCCGGTAAATTTCGCGGCGTGTAAAGGCCTTCGGGCTGTTGTTGTACTGGTTCAAGGTAATATGTTTCCCGCCAATGCCGGGCGTATTTACACCGATTCCGGCAGAAAGGCCACCGGTTGCCGCTTTGCCCATATCGCGCACGGCACCCAGCACGGCTTCTCGGCTGTCTTCGATACCTTCCACCATGCCAAGGCCAAGCATTTTGCCGATTTCGTCACGCATAACCCTTGAGGGGCTATGGATGCCAAATACACCAGCGAACCAATTCACCACATCGCCGCCGAATCCGACAATTTGATCCCATAGCCAGGATGCCGCACCGGAAATACCATTCCAAATACCTTCTACCAAATTTCTGCCCAGGGAAAGCGCCTTTTCGGGTAGGGATTTGATGGCGTCCCAAATTGTGGTGAAGATTTCCCCGGCCTTTGTGCCTACATTGCCCAAGAAACTTCCAATGCCGTTGATGATGGAAGCGCCAATTTCAAGCATTTTCCCGGGCAATTGTTTCAACAAATCGCCTGCGGCGCCAATCAGTTTTCCGAACAATTCCGCAGCCTTTGCGGCCATTTGCGGCAAAGCATTTACAATGCCGGAAATAATCGTGGTGATGATCTTCGGCATGGCGCGGGCCGTTGCTGTTACAATCTGCGGAATAGCTTCCACAATGGCCATCAAAAGCGTTATAGCCGCATCCAAGATAATATCAATATTGTTGAGTAGAAATTCCACCAAACTATCAATGATTTGGGGCAGGGCATCCACCAAAGCGGTGACAATAACCGGCACGGCCTCCACAATGGCCATCAGCAGGGTAATTGCCGCTTCAAGCAGCATCGGGAGATTATCCAGCAATGCGGTAATCAATTGCGGGATAATGGCCACCACAGCCGCCACAATATCGGGCAGCATGGCAGCAATGCCGTTAATGATCTGCGCCGCCATGGTGATGAGCGATTCCAGCAGCATGGGCAGCATGCCCAGCAATGCGGTAATCAATTGCGGCACCACTTGCACAATGGCGTCAATAACCGCTGGCAGGGCCTCCACAATGGCGGTAATCACGGTGGGAATAACGGTGGTTATAACCTCCAGCAATAAAGGCACCATTTCGGTGAATTTTTCAACCAATGAAGTGAGCATGCCGCCGATGCCTTCCGCTAATGCGCCCGCAGCCCCCGCGGAGCCGTTAAGCGCAGCGGTCAGCCCTTCACCGATCAACCCCACAAAAGGGGTAATGGTTGTGAGCAAATCGGCGCCCATGTTTTTAAGGCTTGTCATTACAGGTTCAGCAATAGCGCCGATTTCTGCCATGGCATCATTCAGGCGGAATTGTGCTTGTTCCGCCTCCACCAGGTCTTTGTTGTTTTCGATGTAGGCATCGTGCACATCTTTAAGGCCGGAATTTGCCAGCCATTTCATTGCGTATTGCTGCCGCTCCGTTTCCGTGGTGCATGCGGCCATCCCGGCATTGAATTCTTCCAGGTTGTGGCCCGATCTTTCGATGAGTTCAGCGAAAGGGCCCACGGCCTGGCCCGTGGCAAGGGTTTCTTGCAAGCCTTCGGCCATGCCCTCAAATTTCAGGCCCGAAAAGCGGGTGGCAGCGCCTGCGAATGCTTCCGCCGCCATTTCCAGGTTGTCGGTGTCAAGGCCGGAAGCCATGAGCATATTCATGCCCTCCATGGCTGCATCCGCTTCGCCGGTAATGGAGGATACATCGGAAAGAGTATCTTTCAGGTCGGCTATATCGTGGCCCGTGTCCGTGGCGTTTTGCGCCATTTGTGACATTGCCCGGCGATAATCCCGGGTAGCCTCTGCGGATGCGAAAAAGGCCGTTACAGCGCCCGCCACAGCAGCACCCACGGCGGCCATGGTGGCCGTTACAGCGGCCCCCGCTTTTTCCAGTGAAAGCAGGCCGCCTTCCGCTTCTTTGGCTGCATCTTCCAAATCTCCGGTTTCCTGGCCTGCACCGTTCAAGGAATCGGCGTAGCTGTCGTATGCTTTCTTTGTCTTATTGACGGTGGCTTGCTGGTTGTTGATCTTGATTTGCAATTCCTGGGCGGCCTTGCTGTTTTCGCCCTGTTCTTTCACTACTTCGGAATATGCGTTTTTCAGCACTTCCAGTTTTCTTTCCTCGGCGGCCTGCACGGTGGCAAGCTGTTTCATCTTGGCGGTGATGCCGTCCGTGCTCTTGCTCCAATCGTCCATGCCGGAGGACGCTTCCGCAAATTCGCTGTTTGCCAGTTTAACGGCGCGGCTTGCTTCCTGCATTGCGCCCTTAAAATCGGTAATATCGGTCTGAAATTGTAGGGTGGTTTTGATATCCTCGCCCGGCATGTCCTCACCTCCTGGATTTAGAACCAATTATCGCCAGCCGGGCGGCGAATGCGGCCCCTGCTGTCCACTTCTTCCGTGGGTTTCGTTTTCCCGTCAGCGGTTTTCGGATGGGTATTCATGCGGCGCACAAGAAGGAAAACTTCGTGCGCGCGCTCCCGGCGCACCTGAAACGGGGTCAGCGCCGGAAACGCTTTGCATAATTGAATGTTTAATTCAAAAAAGGATTGATAGAGGGTCAGCCCATCTTCTGGCCCTCCATCACTTTTTTTCCGGCAGCATGCAGGGCTTTGAGCTCATCCATGGAAAAGCCGGTCAGGCCCACGATAACGGCAAGCACTTCTTTGGCCTTGGTGCGGCGCAATTCTTCATCGGTCAGGCCGGGGAAAATATCCTTCAAAAGGGGCTTTACCATTTCCATGCCGTGTGCCACCAGATTGCTTGCGGCCGCCGCGGCGGTGGTCGCGCCCTTATGGCCCATCAATGCATCCAGGTCCAGGGCGTTGAGCAAATCTTCCACGGTGCCCATCATCACATCATAGGTATTTGCGGTGTAGGTCTTTTCGGTTTCGTGCTGGTTCTTGTAAATGTTCAAAATCAGTTCCATTTATGTGCCCTCCTGTCATTTGAGAAAAGGGGCGGCAGCAGGGCCGCCCCTATGTGTTAGCCTGCCTTTTTCGCCGTCAGCTTGTCAGGCGTGGTAACTTCGGTAAAGAAGTTGGTAAGATCGGCCAGGCCTTCGCGGTCACTCACCACAAGGCCTTTTGCGGACGCGGGCTCCCAGTTGGTGCCGTTAAACTTGCCCTTGGTAAACTTGTGGTTGGTCATAATGCCGGTATAAGTCAGTGTCGTATTATTGGTTTCGGTGCCGCCGTCCATGGTCTTGGCGTTTTCATCAGGAATGCCAAAGGTTCCCTTGTAGCGCCACACATAACGGGTGTGACCGTCCGTGTCCTGGGTCTTATAGCCCAGGGCAAAATAGCGCGTCTGGCGGGGGCCATCAACCAGGGCACCGGTGGTTTCATCGTAGGATTTACCTGTGATAAGCGCCTTCTTTTTCAGGGGAAGGCCAGCGCCGGTAATGGTGATGGTGTCCGGGCCTTCGCCATCAATCACAATGGCAGGCTTGTTGTCGTAATACTTGGTTTCGCTGCTGGTTTCGGTGGTCTTGCCCACCTCCGCCACAGGGATAAGGGGTTCCACGGCGCCGGTAACATAGCCGCCGCCTTCTTTGTTGTCGTCCTTGGTCACTTCTGCGATGACCATATCTTCGACGCCCCTATACTCGAATACTTCCATGAGGATACCTCCTTATATTCTTTGAATGTAATGGGCGGTGATGCGCCGCCCGGTGTGGGTGGGTTCATCGGATTTCACATCATCGCCCGGCCCTTCCACAATCCACCCGGCAGCCAACAAGCGGCGGGCAAGCTCCAGGGGCACGCTTTCCACCTTTTCAGGGTCGGAGCTATAAAAGCCGATCATGAAAGTATAGGCAATGGCGTGCGGCCTGTTGTTATAATGCGCGGTGAATGGCGCATCTGCGGAAAGGTAGGTAAAGAATGCATCCGGGTATCTTTGCTTTTGTGGCATGGTGTGCATGCGCCATGAAGGCCAGCCGAACCCGTCAAAAATCTTTTTCAGTTCTTCTTTTGCGTTCATAGGCTCACCCCTTTGCCATTTCTTGCACCGCAGCTTCCAGCGCTTCCCGCTGAATGCGGGCCACTTCGCGCCGCACCTTGGGGCCAAAGGCTGCGTTTTTCAAATCGTTATCGGGTAGCATTTTCGGCGTGCCCCACATCAGGAAGATGGAAGGCCAGCCGCCGTCCTCCAGGTCAAAGCCGATATTTACCACAGCTTTGAGCGGGGTTTCCCATACAACGTGCGGGCTTCTTTGCAGCGCTTCTTCAGTATCGCCGGTGGCGTGGTGGCGTTCAATGCCGCTGGATAGCTGGGGCGTGATATAGTCGTGCGTATCATGCAGGGCTTTATCGCATGCCTTTTGCAGGCTGCCGCCCAATGCCTCCAGCTTTTCGGCCAGGGCCTCCATTTCTTTGAAATTAAAGGCCATTTTTGATTTTTTAGCCATCGCCCAGCACCCGCCGCAGCTTGCAAATAAGGATTTGATTTCTCAATTCCATATTTTCCGGCGCGCCTATGATCTCATAGAGGGCCCCGGTTTGCATGATACGCACCCGGCAATTTGCGGCGATATCCGGCCTATACCATGTGGTCATGTTCATGGTATCGTCAATCACCAGCAAATCATTGGAAACCCGCTCCGTGCCGCCGTAGCTTTTCATATTGGCCCAAATGATGGGGCCAGCTTCGGGATATATCCAGGTATCAACGCCGTATTTCTGCGGCCCAGGTTGCGGGATAAGCAGCATGCAGGCGGTGGCCATTTGTGAGGCCGTGTTAGGTCGTAGCATTGGCCGCCACCTTCCATTTACAAACAAGCTGCGCCGCCCGTTCGTGGAAATACGGGGAAAGGGCAGCACCGCCCGCGCCATAATTCCACAGGTCAGCGACGCCGCGGGTAATAATCCCGCCGAAAGGCTTTGTATTGGTCACGCTTGCGGGGATGCCTGCATCCTGGAGATACTCCCGCACTTCGTCGATATATCCCTGGAAAATGGGATTGATATAATCATTCCCGGATTGGCCAAGGCATGTTTTTACATGCTCCAGCATGTCAAATTCGGCCACGCCCTCACCTCCTTATGGGATAGCGGGGCGGCGGATGTACCGCCCCGCGCTGGTATCGTTACGCGCTGGCCTTGGCGTAGATAAAGCCTTCGTGCGTGGTCACTTCGCCGCCAAGTTCAACATTGCCGACAATGGTAATCATCAGTTTGTTAATGGCGTGATCTTCGGAAGCCAGGATTTCGTAGTCACCGAACAAGCCCAGCTCGAAACAATGCATTTTGCCGTACACCAGTTCATTGGCGGCCAGATCTTCCACCAGGCAATAAGGAACGGTAAGGCCGCCGTCTTTGATGGTGCCGGTGTTCGGGTCGGAGCCGG